GGGCACGGCGCACGGCGTATTGCAGTTCGTCAAAGTCGGGGACCATGGACGCCAGGTGGGCGACATGGCGCAGGACTTGGACTTCGTCGGTGCTGATGGGGCCGATCAGGGTGTCGGTCACCAGCACCTTGTCGGGCATGACCACCAAGCGGGGCCGGATGGTGCGCATGGGGCGTGTGGCCAGGCTCATGACTTGATCCAATTGAGCAAGGTGGCCAGCACTTCGCGCAGGCGCTGTGCGTGTTGTGCGGGGCTGGGGCGGTAGGGGCCGTCCAGCTCGACGCCTGCGGTGTAGTTGGGGCGATGGATGTTGTTCATGGCTGCGTTCATGGGGTGGCCTTGATGGGCTTGACGCTCACGCGTGTGGCCCCGTGGTCGATCGCATGCACGATGGCATCCACGCTGTGGGCAAAAATGCCCTCGTAGCTCCACCGGCCAGCTTCGTTGGCGGCTTTGATTCGGTAGCGGTTCATTTGTTGACTCCCTTGTTGGTCTTGGAAAACACCCAGCACTTGACGGCGGTGGGCTTGGCCGGAGTGCCTTCGGCACGGAACTTGTTGAGGCGGTTGTGGACGCTGCTGTTGACGGTGCGCACCTCCAGAAACTTGCGGTGGCGGCTGGTGCTGAGCACGCGCTTGAGGTCGGCCATGGGCGGGATGTTCAAGCGGCGGTCGGCACACACCTGGGCCATGTGGGGCAGGCTGATGGCGATGACGCTTTCATCACGGCTGTGGTTCAGCAGCTCGTTGTCTTCGCCATCGATGCCGTTCAAAAAGTCGAACAGTTCCCAAAATTCCTGCACCAGCGGGTGGTCGGCCAGGCAGGCTTGTTCGCGTTCACGGGCCATGGCCAGCACGGTCTGGTGAGCGGCATCGGTCATGACGCGGGGCAGGGCAGGCAGCACAAGGTGCAGGCAGTCCAACAGGGCGCGCAGCATGGCGTGGTTTTTGATGATCCGCAGGTTCTTCAGGCCAGCGGTGGCGGTCATGTCTTTTTCGTAATGGGTGAAGCGCTCGTTGAACAGAGCCAGCAGATCGGCGCTGCAGGTGGTGGCGCGCAGCAAGAAACCGCTGAGGTGCTCCACCGGCATGCGGCTCAAGGCATCGCTTGCGGCCTTGCCTTGGGTGCTGTGTTCGGCCTTGTTGAAAAACATGTGGCAGATCCGCTCAAGAATCGCATCGCTGGCGTTGACCGGTGCGTTTTGGCTGATCACGATGGCACCCCTGAACGGTGGCTCTTTCGTCTCGTTACCGCCGTTCTTGACGCCAGTGGAGCGGCTGGCGCGCCCGTTGTAGGCGGTCTTGAGTTCGTCCCAGTCGAATGTCAGTGCGCGGCTGGCGTTGTCGCCACGGTCGGCCTCGATCAGCACCACGGGCAGGTTGGCCACCTGTGCAAAGTTGCGGCTGCGGGCGGCGGGGGTGGATTTGGATGGGTCGAAGCCTTCGTAGTCGACGCGACCCAGCAGCTTCCAGAGGAATTCGATCAGCGTGGTCTTGCCGCTGCCGGGCTGTCCGACGATCTCCAAGAACGGGAAGGATTTGTGCGTAGATCGGATTTGTTCGGCGTAGAGCGTGCCCAGCCAGCAGGCCAGCGCCACGATGCCTTGGGACTTGAATGAGGTCCACAGCAAGTCCACCCAGCCCTGGTTGAATTCTTTGGCCTCGGTGTTCAGGTGCAGGCGCACTGACTGGCTCAGGGTCTTGAGGCTCACTTTGCCCAGCTCGAAAAAGTCTTCGTCGTTGAGCTGGTGGGCTTTTCCGTCTTTGATGCACAGGCCCTGATAGACCCACGCGTCGTGGTCTTTGCTGTAGCCCACAAAGTCGATGGTCTGCACAGTCTTGATGCCGCGCAGTTGTTGCTCCATGAGCGTGTCCAGTTGCTGCGTGGTGCCCTTGAAGATGGCACCGGGGGCGATGGACAAGAGGCGCTTTTTGAACTCGGCACCGGCGCTGATCTGGCTGCCGGTGAATGTGGCTTTGACCTTGGGCTGATCGGTTGGAAAGTCCACCTGCAGGTAATACCAACTCTCATCGGTCAGCATGTTGGCCTGGTAATACAGGGCGCTGGGGTAGGCGTTGCACAGGTGGTTGATGCCGCCTGACTCGCGCAGGGCGCGGTCGCGCAGCTCGTCGTCGCTCAGGTCTTCGGCGTCTTTCAGGATCTCGCGGGCGCGGTTGTACTTCTCCAGGTCAAACTTGAACCACCACAGCTGCGAACCAAACTCAAAAGCAAATTGGCTGCGGTTGGTTTTTTTGTAGATCAGCAAGCCCTTGTCTGTGGCGGACTTGGCCAACAGCATTTCGCCTTCATAGAGGTAGTCCTTGATGTGCTGGTGCTCCAGGCGGCTGCGCTGGTGCATGTCGTTCCAGTCCAGCTTGGCCTTGCCTTGTTGTGGGATCTGAGCGGCCTTGCATTCCCAGCCTGCCTCGCGGGCCTTGGCCACCCATTGCAGGGTGAATTTGCGGCCAGCTTTGTCGCCGTCGAGCGCCCACACAAGCACCGGGCGTTTCTTGTCGGTGAAGTGCTCGGCCAGCTTGGCCATGCTGACTTTGGGGTAGTTGTTGCAGCTCATGGCGGCCACGGCGCGAATGCCGTGATGCATGAGGGCGATGGCGTCAAAGATGCCTTCGGCAATCCAGATCTCGCCCGCCTCGGGGGTCTCGGTCAGGTCGATGGATGGGGGGCACCACCAAGTGCCGCCATAGCTGCCATTGAAAGTGGCCTTGCGGTCGCCAAAGCGGTGGGCCTGATCAATGATCCGCTCCCAGTACGCATTGGGCGTGTTGGCATCGGGCATGGGAAAGCGGATGGTCGTGCTGCCCTGGCCGCTCTTGTGGTCGTAGTAGCTGTCTTGGGTGTACCAGCCGGCCACGGTGGCCAGGTCAAAGCCACGCCCGTCGCGCAGGTAGGCGGCGGCGGCTGCGTGGGGGTCTGCCTCGGTCTTGGGGAAGCGCTGGCCCCAGTCGTCAAACAGGGCGGGGTAGAGGTCTTTGATGTGGAACTCGCCGCCGCAGTTGTTGGAGCGCTGGCACACCAGCACCCAAGGCTTTTCAAACCAGCTAAACAGGCTCTTTTTGCCACACGTAGGGCACTCGCCTTTTCGCAGGTGGTCACCCACTTGTTTGAAGCCGTAGTCGCGCTCCAGCAGGGGTATCAAGGCGTTATGAATGGACGGTGTCATAAGAATTTGGGCAAAAAAAATCCCTCACGCCACGAATGGCGCAAACAAAAAGCGGGGGAGTTGGAGGGAGGTTTGGGCCGATTAGCCGGTGGCGTAGGCGGGCATCAGGCTCATTTGTCGTTCGTCAGCTTGGGAGGCTTTGAGGCGAGAGGGGAGGAACACTCGCGGGTTGGGGCACTGGCTTGGCACGATGGTGTGACTGACCGCCAAGATGCTCTTCCATGTGTGGCCGCATTCGATGTTGTGGCACTGCATGTACAGCTCGCGCATGGTGCTGGTCACGGCGCGGGTGGTGCGGCAAGTCGCCTTGGCTTGGCAGTGGGGGCAGTGGTGTTGCATGTCAGTGCCTTTTTAAAAATCAGCAGCGGGTGGCGCTGCCGCATTCGCCACGGCCTTGGCGGGCGCATTCGCAGTGCATGCCCACCTCGCCAAGCGTGGCCACAGCGCTCAGATAGCGGGTGGACACCAGCACAAAGCCCACCGATTCGACCAAGGCATCGATCTTGTCGATGGTGATGCCGGTCTGGCCGTCCAAGAAGCGGCTGACCTGGCTCTTGTCCCAGCCGACTGCCTCGATGACTTGTTGACGGCCAGGACTGGTGAGCGCGGCGCGCAACGATTGCTCGATGCGGCCGGGGCCTTTGGTTGTGTGTGAGGTGCTGTTCATGTGTGAAATCTTCAAACGCCTGGGAGTTCGGCTTGCACCACGGTGCGGCCAATGCAATCCATGGCAGGGCAAGGCAGGGCCAACAAACGCGACACATGGCGCAGCTGCTCATGCGTGGCCTGGCGCACTCCGGCAGCGGTGGCGCGTTCCAGATCGCGGACCAAGCTGCTGCGCAGGCGGTGCAGGGCGATCTGCTGGGGCACGGTGGTGGGGCGGGTGGCTTGTGGGGTGGCGCGGCCTTCCAGCACATCCAAGACCCACTGTCGGAAAGCCTTGGCCTTTTCGGTGCGGGCCAGCATGCCCAGCAAATAGCAACCCCGTGGACTGAAGACCCGCACCTGTTGCATGCCGCCAGCGGTGGGCAATTCCAGCACCTGGGTCATCTCGGCGGTGAATTCGTCGGCGTTGCGGGTAAACAAAGTACTGAGTGCTTTTCCACCGCTTGCATAGCCCAAGGCACCCTCGATCTGAGGGAGCCTCAGCCATGCCACGTTGTGGATATCGACGACGTCGAACTCGGTGTTTTCAAAAACAAGAATGGTGCTCATGGGGTGTCCTATTGGTGGATGAAGAAAGTTTTGAGCGGTGCACTCAACGTGTTGCAACCGAAGTTGATTGCTGTTGATCGGCGCTGATAAGAGCATTGAGCTTGTCGAGCATCAGGAGCCTGGCCATGTTTGACAGGCTTCTGTTTTCAGCTTTTGCCAATTTGGATACTGCGTTCATTTCGGCATCGCTCAGGCGCAGTCCGATCTGTGTTCGCTTTGTCATTTCCCTTGGGGATGACTTGGTGGCGGTGTTAATTTGGTGCATGGCGTTAAAGTTGGTATGAACTGCAACAGATCCTATTTTTATACTGAAAACTACGAATGTCAACCAAAAAACCAGATATTTACATAAATAGTTCCGTTTTGGAGGCGGTCGGCAAGCGCCTGAAAGCTGAACGCAAAGCGCGTGGCTATGAAAATCAAGCTGATTTGTGTGAGGTGCTTGGCATCGCACAGGGCCGACAGAGCGACTACGAACGGGGCAAATACCTGCCCAGGGCCGAATACTTGTTGCGGCTGCATGAGAAGGGGTTGGATATGCAATGGGTATTGACCGGCATGGCGGGCCAGCTCGATGACGATGATGAGCAGCACCTGCTTGCGGAGCTGCATAGAGCAAGTAATGAATTACGCAGGGCCGCCATCGCGGCGGCTTTGGCAGTGCTCGGCAGCAGTGCCAATTTAAAAGGATGACCTGAGAAAGTGAAATGTGAATGAGCGATAAATCAAAACCCACCCCCGTGCCGTCAACCCCAAGACCACAGCACACGCCACAACAGCCAAGCAGGCCAGTCTATGACTCGGTACACTCCAACAACAGGGGCGCGGGCAATACGGTGCAACAAACGCAGCCCGCACCACCACCGCCCAAACGTTAGGAGCAAAACCCATGACAAGCGAGGTCATCAAAACCCCCGAGGAGACGCTCTGGGCTGCGCGCTGGGCTGCGTTGTACAAGGCCGATGTATCGGCCAGATACCACCGTCGGCGTCAGCGTTTTTTTGACTTGGCAGACAAGCTGACCAAGGCCCTGACAGTGTTGTTGGGGGCTACGCTCATGGGCAGCATGCTCAAAGACAGTCAGCCGGTAGCAGCATCGGTGATCTCGTCACTGAGTTTGCTGGCTTTGGTGTTTGCCTACAGTGACCGCAAACAGGCTCACAAGGAATTGGCGGAGGGCTTTATCAATTTAATTCAGCAGATTGAAGCATGCTCCGTGAGCGATCTGACAGAAGCGAAAGCCGCGGCGTGGATGGCAATGGCCACTGCGATGGATGCAAAGGAGCCTCCAGCCCTGAAAACATTGGTGACCTTGTGTGAACATGATGCCGCTACGGCGGCAGGACATCAGGAGCACATCACCAGGCCGAGGTGGCACCGTCGGCTGGTTGCTGATTTCTTTTGAACACCGCACATTGCGATATCAATGCGGATACAAAGCCGAATAGAAAAGTGAGATTTGAATGAACGAAAAACCAAAAGAATCTGAAGCAGAAAACAAGCAGGAACCAACGACAGTGATTCCAATTGCTGTGCTGCTTGTCATGATCGAGATGCTCGAAGAAATGAGGGTTAAAGATCCTGAATTTATAGATAAATTAATTCAAAGACTATCAAAAATCAAAGAGACTTCGCTCGGTGAAGCTTATCCAAAATCCGTCGATTTGATCGCTGTGCTTGCCAAGCAGTTGGGAGCGAAACTGTGATTTCGGACACATTAAAACAAGTTATCGCCGAGGCTGGAATGGTTATTCCAGAAGTTTTTACACCTGTGCCACATAATGGCGCCATGGAAGAACGTGTCAAAAAGTTAGAAGATGGACAGCAAGAGCTGAAAACGCAGCTTGTGCGCATTGATACGCGACTGGATCACATTGAGGGCAGCATGGCCACCAAGACTGATTTAGCGGAGTACAAATCAGAAATGATCAAGTGGATTGTTGGTACCGCCATTGCAATGGGGGTGGCCGCAATAACCGTGATGACATTTGTGCTGAACAATGCCACACCAAAAGCCCCTGCGGCACCCCAACAGCCCATCGTGATTTATGCCCCAGCAGCTGCGGTGGCACCACAGACTGCACCCGCACCAGCGGCCAAGCCCTGATCCCTCCCGCATGGCTACACCAGCCATGCCCTCCAGCCCGCACAGGCCCACCCGTGCGGGCTTTTTTTATGGGAGTCGCGAATCCACGAGTAGCCTTAGTCGTTCTGTCTCTTGCTTTGACAAGTCCAGGGTTTGTTGAAGATATTGCGTGGCCTGATGCGCTTCGATCAGGTCTGCACACAGGCTTGCGAAGAGGCATATGAGCGCCACACCAAGCAAAGTGATCATGAGGTGGCGGTGCAAGTTGAAACCCTTATTTGATGTTGAGAGTGCCTGTGGCGTTCTGGATCAGGATGCTGTTTACCAAAGTCATGACAGGCCTACGTTCACTGGCGCAGGTGATGAGCATCACAGATAAGACGACTGCAAGGATGGTTTTCATTTGTTAATCCGGAATCTCTGTCAGCCGTGCTTCGAGTTCCAGCGCAGTGGTGTAACCGCTTTCGGTGATGTGGTGCACCACGCGGGTGATGGTCCAGTCGATGGCGTCGATTTGTGGTTTGAAACCGCTCACGCTGGCTGGCAGCTCGGGCATGAGTTCGGCGCGGCCTTCGGCCAGGGTGATGCTGAAGTTGGCCAAGCCCCTTTGCAGGCGCTGCCACGCGCTCATGGCCCCACGGAATGCGGTTTCTTTGGTGGCGTAGGTGTGGCGCAGGGTTTTGATGTTGCCGCCATCGCTGAATGATGGGTCGGTGCTGCCTGGGGTTGCGGCCAGCACGGCATCGACGGTGGAGGTGTGCTTGGCCTTGGTGTCTTGCACGCGGGGGCCTGTGGCGCGTTGCTTGCTGAGCAGTTTGGTGCCTTTGGCGGTGACCTCGATGTCGCCTTTTTGCTTGGCCTTTTCGTCCCAGTAGCTGGCTTGCACGGCGGTGTAGCTGCCTTTTTTGAACTGGTCTTTGGCCCCTTTGATGGCTTTGGCTTTGCTGGCGTAGATGTGCTGGATTTGGTGCTTGTTGTCTGCTGGGTTTGCGTTGTTGATTTTGGCGTTGGCCGCTTGCTCGGCGGCTTGCACACGGTCGCGCAGGGCGGCGGCGGTGTTGCCGTTGACGATGACCTCGCCGCGCTTGCTCTGTTTGACGTCGAAGTAGGTGGCGCGCACGGCGGTGTAGGCCTCGCGGTCGGCCACGGCAAAGCGGTGGCGGTCGCCGTCTTGCCGTGTGATGGTCATCACAGGCAGGGGCTTGCCGCTGGCGG